CACCTTGTAGGATACGGAAGATTCCGTGAGGAATGTATCCGAAGGATTGAAACATCATCCTCAATAGGCGCTAACTAATAGCTCCTCACTGGTAGTAGGGAAGGCTGACTTTACTGGGAGGTTAGCCTTCCCTCTATCTTTTTGTGTGGTAGTGTATTATTATTAGCAACTATGGAAGAAGAACAAGTACACGTAGTTATAGCACCTGAGACTATTAAGGCGAAGGTTGTGGCAGACGAGGAGAACGCTGATGGCTAGCGGACTTTATGGAATAACGTTTCTTAACGCTTTGAAGAATACTTTGGCGTTGGATTTAGATAGTGACACGATTAAAATTATGTTGGTTACGTCATCGTATACCCCTGACTTTGGGGCGCATGATTTTAAAGCTGATGTGTCTAATGAGGTTTCTGGGTCAGGGTATACTTCTGGTGGTAACACGTTAAGTAGTTTGTCTTTGACGCAGACAGGTGGCACGATTAAGTTTGATGCTGCTGATACGTCGTGGTCGTCTGCGACTATTACGAATGCTAGGGGTGCTGTGATTTATGATGATTCTTTGACTGATGACCCGTTGATTGCGTATATTGATTTTGGTTCTGATTTCTCGTCTAGTAATGGAACGTTTACGATTACGTTTGCTGCTGGCGGTATATTTACTATTGATTTGACTCCGTAGGAGGGTGAATGGCTACTTCTAATTATCCATCTAGTCTTGATACGACGAGTGCGCTTCCTGCTAGTATTTCTGATACTGCTAATTTAAATTCTCCTAATCATGCTGAGATGCACGAAGTGTATAATGATGCGATTATTGAGATTGAGGAGAAGGTAGGTATTGGGGATACTACTCCTACTGATAAGACTGTTCTTGTTGGTACTGGTACTGGGCAGTCTGCGTGGAGTGCAACAGCAATACCGTGTCCTGTAAGTGTGTACAAAAGTGATGGTGGCGCTGCAAGTAAAGGCGTTGCAGGTAATATTAACACAGGCGCTATTATTTACATTTCAACAAATGACCCTAGTAACGATAACGGTGGTAGTGACGCTGTTGCTAATGGGGATATTTGGATTGATATTTAATGGCTTCTTTGAAAGTTCGTCACGGTGGTTCGTGGGTTACTGTTAGTAATGGTACGGCTTTTAAAGTTCGTCATGGTGGTGCTTGGGTTAATCCTAGTAAGGTAAAGGTTCGTCATGGTGGCGCTTGGGTTGATGTCTGGGCTAAATCTGACCCTGTTAAATACACGTTTGTAGCTAACAGGTCAAAGTCTTTTAGGCACAATGATGGGTCTTGGTCAACCGCACCAACAGCTAACGCTGTTAGAAATGGTGTTTTTTCAGGTTCAACTAACACTCCTTACGTTGGCGTATTTGGTTTTAGTACAGAATCTGGAGGACAAACATTAGCTCAAGTTCTTGCAGAAAGACCTTACATCACTAATGCTGCACCTACTGCTGGAGGATCTGCAGAGAATTATATTGAACTTCGTAGAATGACAACATCAGATTCTGCTACTGGTCTTGGAAATGCGTATGGAAGCTGGTATATAGCTAGGTACACTGGGGATACTACTGATGGTAGCCCAGACGCTGATAACGTTAGTTTTACTACTACGGCTGTAAAGACAATTTCAAGTGGGTCACCGTTAGCCAGAGGCGATACTATACAATGGGATTTGAACGGTAGTGGCGCTAATCGCACAAAAATGCAAACGTTTGTAGATCATGCAGATGCTAAACCGTTGGTGTTGACAAATGATACTTCAGTTACAGCTCTTAAAACAGCTATAGGTTCAGGAAGCGCAGACACTGAATACGCCGTATTCTATGGTGCAAGTGAAGCAACACCACCAAAACTTGTGATAACTTTAGATTACGTTGCGCCATAAGGAAAACATGGAACTTAACCCAGTAGAGATACTTCAAGAACTAGAAAGACAATACCCACTACAACTAAAGATTTGCATACAAGCAGTACAAATCAGAAAGCTAATAGAAGAACAAGATGATACCGACGACGAGTAAACACGTTAACATTGAACTACTACACCCAGAGTTCAAACGCAGGTTAGAAGCGTTCTTTAGAGACAGCCGTATCCGTAACAAAGTCAAAGTTGTATCTGGTGTGCGTACATATGCACAGCAGAAATATCTTTACGACGGATACAAAAGCGGCAGAGCAGGGTTTAACCTAGCTGCTAATCCTGACAGGATAACGTCTTCAGGGTTTCAAGGCTCCTATCACATGCAACAGAAAGCGTTTGATAACTGGGGCTATGCTGTTGATTTCCGCATTGTTGGGCGTGGTTTATCTACGTCACAGGTTAATTCTATAGCTAAAGAGTACGGTATTGTTAAGACAGTTCCTTCTGAGTGGTGGCATCATCAGCCTTGTAAGGTAGTTAAGGGTAAGATTCAGTGGTTTGATGCGCCTGCTTTGAAAGGCACAAAGGCTAAGAAGACAGCGAAGCAGGATGTTAAGGGTATTGCTGCTGCGTTTGCTGAGATAGAGGCTTTGGTTACTGCTCATCCTTTAAAGAAAGGTTCTAAGGGTGCTGCTGTCAAAGTGGTGCAACAGTTGTTAGCTGCTAAAGGATTGTATCGGTACAAAATAGATTCTGATTATGGCAAACTCACTCGGAAGGCTGTTGTGGAGTTCCAGAAGCGTCGGCTATTATATGTTGACGGCATAGTTGGACCAAATACTTGGAAGGCTTTACTTAGATGAGAGAATATTTAGATTTACTTGAGCGATGTGCAGCAACGTTTGTGCAAGCAGCAGTAGCCACGATCAGTGGTAACAGCTTCCTTGACATGGGCGTAAGCAACTGGAAACTTGTTATAGCTTCGGGGTTTGCTGCTGTGCTATCTGTTCTTAAGAGCTGGGCTGCTACAAAGATTGGTGACAGGTCGTGTTCTTTGGCTGGTAAAAACACTGAATCTGAGGAGTCCCTTTACGGCGACGAGTGAGGGTAACGTATGGCAACTAATTACCCTAGTAGTTTAGATACTTCTACTCAGCAACCGACTATTGCTTCTACGGATGAGATGGATGATTCCGGTAAGGAGCATGATGTTGTTCATACGAATCATTCTGGTGCGATTATTGCGTTAGAAACTAAGTTGGGTACTGGTGATACGACTGCTTCTAGTGGTGCGTTGTTGGTTGGTACTGGTTCTGGTACGTCTGCGTGGGATACTACGCCTACGTTGGTTGATAATGTGACTATTACGAAGGAGCAGGCTAGTAGTGGTTTGACTTCTTTGTTGACCTTGAAGTTGACTGATACTGACAATTCACAAAACCTTGTTACTGGTGATGGTCCTGCTATTGAGTTTTGGGTAGCGTCTGATGATTCTCCTACTTCTTTTGTTGGCGCTAAGATAGGCGCTGAGAAGCGTAG